AGGGAAAAACTTAAGCCATTATTGGCAAATAAGTTCCCGGGACGAAGAGCTCTTGTTATAATTGACCCAGCTGCGTTCCAACGAGTGCAAACAGATGAGCGTACTGTGGCCGATATTTATAAAAACGAAGGTTTTGTAATAAAACCTGCTCGAACGAACTCAATTGCTGCTAGAATAGCAGCTGTAGAGAAATTTTTGACTAGGGTAGTAGATGGTAAATTTGGTCTTATAATAGACCCCGAATCCGGAAGCCAATTAATAAAAGCTCTTGCCGGTAAGTATAGGTATAAAATAAATACTAAAGGGGTTAAGGACGAGAAACCTGAAAAATCTCACCCTTGGTCTGATGTTGCAGACGCATTTCAATATATGTGTTTACATGCCGATGGAGGCGAAGTATTTGGAAATATGGCAATCGCTAATAATCGTAGAGAAATTAAACAGGTGTCAGCAGCTGGCTGGACATAGGAGATAATTTATGGCTTTACAAATCATTCCCGTAGCAAGCGCGTCGAAATTAGAGAAAGAAGCTCTAAAGAAAAACGAAAAAAAGCAACAAGCGCCGCTTATAGTAGGGTTGTCTTCCCACGTTCGCAAACGGTGGGAAGTTATGCGCGACCACAAAAAACAGGATATCGAAGAGCGACTGACGAAAACTGCGCGTGCGCGCAACATGGAATACTCTGCAGCGAAGATGGCTGAAATTAAAGCCCAAGGCGGTTCGGAAATATTCATGGGTATCGTCAGTACGAAATGTCGTACGGCCACCGCGTGGTTAAGAGATACTCTACTTGGTACTGGGGAAGATAAACCTTGGTCTATATCAGCAACTCCTGTTCCAGATGTTCCACCAGATATTATTACTAAGTTGCAAGGAATAATGCAGCAGAACCTTATGCAGTTTTATGCGCAGGGGGGAGACCAGGTTGACCCAGCGAATTTGAAACAGCTTGCATCAGGCATGAAAGATACTGCTATGCGTGAAATGAAACATGAAGCTGAGAAACGAGTCGATCGCATGGAAAAGAAAATGGAAGATCAACTTATTGAAGGTGGTTTTATTAAAGCTCTATTTGAATTTACTAACGACATAGCAACTTATCCATTCGCTACTCTTAAAGGCCCGGTTCCACGTAAACGTAAAGTATTAGAATGGGCGGAAGGAGGGCTAGCTCCTACAGAAACTGTTCGGGATGAATGGGAACGAGTTGATCCTTATAAGTTCTACTGGGCTCCATGGGGAGATGACATACAGAATATGCCTGTAATAGAGGTTCACCACTTAACTAGAGAAGACGTCGAAGGTATGATAGGCGTCGAAGGCTACGACGAAGACGCGATACGATCGCTGTTGTCGGACTTCGGAGTAGGAGGTTTTGACTGGTTAGATAAAGATGACGCAGAAATGGAAGACTTGGAAGGTAAAGATTTTGATGAAGCCGCTTCAGATTTAGTAGCTGCAATTCAATTATGGGATTCAATTCCAGGGCACTTGTTAATTGAATGGGGACTTAAAGAGAAAGAAATTGACGATCCTCAAAGGTCTTACCCATGTGAAGTATGGATGGTGAACAATGTAGTTATTAAAGCTGTATTAAATTATGATATGTTAGGTCGTAAACCGTATTACGTTACGTCGTTTGAAAAGGTCCCAGGGCGCATCGACGGTAACGGCGTAGCAGATTTATGTATGGACGCCCAGAGTATGTGTAATGCAGCTGCTCGTTCTCTATCTAATAATATGGGAATTAGTTCAGGCCCGCAAGTAGGAGTGAATGTAAGTCGCTTACCTGCTGGTGAAGATATTACTCAGATGTATCCTTGGAAAATATGGCAGTTCCAGCAGTCGGAATATGGAGATGTTTCTCAACCGATAAACTTTTTCCAACCAAATTCAAATGCGCAAGCCCTTATGGCTGTGTTCGATCGTTTCATGGATATCGCAGATGAAATCACAGGTATCCCGAAATATATGACGGGGCAACATGTGCCAGGTGCAGGCCGTACGTCGTCCGGTTTGTCTATGTTAATTTCTAACGCAGGTAAAAGTATTAAGCAGGTAATAGCTAACATCGACCATGATGTGCTAACTCCTATGCTCGAACGACAATACCAGAGAAATTTGCGTTATAGTAATGATCCGGATTTAATAGGTGATGTACAAATTATTGCAAAAGGCGCGATGTCGCTGGTTGTTAAAGAAGCGGAGTCTGTTCGTAAAACTGAGTTCCTCCGTCTGGTATTGGAAAGCCCTGTGGCACAGCAGATTGTTGGCTTGCCGGGTACGGCTGAACTCATGCGTGATTTGGCTGGAAATCTCAATTCCAATATTGACAGGCTTGTGCCGTCGCGTGAGGATGTCGAGAAGCAACAGCAGATTCAACAGCAGCAACAGCAACAGCAGATGATGATGCAACAGCAAATGCAGCAACAACAAATGGCTGCCGAAGAAGCTAAAATGTTGCAAGAAGATGGAACCGAAATGGGTGGACGTCAAGACAATTATATAAGCTCGAGACCGGGTGGAAAATAAATATGTTGACATGCTAATGCGTTATTAGGTATGATATAGATAAATGATTAATGTTAATAAACTGAGTTCATCAGAGATAACAGCCTTAAACAGGATAAGAGAACCAGGAATTGACCAAGTATTAAAAGTGATTCAAGATGAACTTGAAGGCACTAAGCAGAAGCTGGTATATGCAAACGAAATGAGTATTATTCACCGTTTGCAAGGGCGAGCAGAAGCTTTAGAGGATTTACTAAAAGCGGTTGAGGAATCGCAGAAAGTGGTAAAGGCACGCTAGGAATGAAAAAACTAGCGTATTTTAAGCACACCATAACGGGAGCAGCATACATTGCGCTGCAAAACAGAGTTGGTGCTTTAAGGAGAAAGACAAATGGCATTGCCAAAACAAGTACAGGAGCAACTTAAGGAAGTTGAAGAACTAGAGAAACAACTAAAAGCCCAAAGCGAAACAGAAGAAAAGCCGAAAAAGGAAACCAAGAAAAAGAAGGTTTCTAAGAAAGCAAAGAAAACTGAGGAAGTAGCCGCGGATACCGAAGTTGAAGTAATAGAAGAACGACCACCTGAAGATGAACCTGTACTGGAGGAAGCAGCGCCGGCTGACAATTCTAGTGAAGAAGTATCAGACGTCTTTGAGCAGAAGTATAGTACCCTTAAGGGAAAATACGATGCTGAAGTACCTAGACTGCACCAACAGGTTAGGGAGCTTACTGAACAGATGAACGCTATTAACAAACAAGCGGAAGCTGTCAAGAAAGCAAAGGCTGAGAAACCGAGAGAGAAAGTCAGTTATGTTACTGATGCTGATCGAGAAGAGTACGGTGATGATTTGATCGACTTTCAACGTCGAGTTGCGAAAGAAGTTTCTCAAGATTATGAGGAACGTTTTGAACAACAGGAGAAGGTAATTGAGGAATTGCGAACGCAGGTCTCAAATACTGGCAACGAAGTTGGAGAGGTAGGTTTTGCCCAGAAGCTAAATAACTTAGTACCTGGATTTGACCAACTCGACAACGACGAACGTTGGGTCGCATGGCTGAATGAATATGACCCTATGACTAGGGGGCCACGCAGAAATCAAGCTCAAGCAGCCTTTAACTCGGGAGATGCAGAAGCGGTAGCTCACTATGTGAGTTTATTCCGTGAAAGCGCTAAACCGGTTAATGGCAGGGGTGATCACCAAGCAGAACTTGAAAAGCAGGTAACGCCAAATCGTTCTGCTAACTCAAGTAGTAAGAGCGTGGGTCGAGAGTCCAAAATCTATTCTGCTGGAGAGCTAGAAAAAGGTTGGAATAAGATTCGCACTTTGAACACTAGTGGTAAGTATGACGACGCGGCAAAACTTGAAGCTGAGCTAACGCTTGCCTACATGGAGGGTAGAGTTAAAAACTAGCCATTTACGTACGCAGCCTTAGCCAACAAAACTGTTTTATTTTTTTATGTTAAGGAGAACGAAAAATGGCACATATTTTTCCCGTAGTTAGTTCTGGTGCCTTTGACACCAGCCCAACGTATTCGGGTGGTTTTATTCCACAATTGTGGTCTAACAAACTGAATGCGAAGTTCTACGCGAACACCATGTTAGCTGATATTGCCAACACTAGTTGGGAAGGCGAAATCAAAAACCAAGGTGATTCGATTCGTATCCGTACTGCACCATCAATCACTATTAGTGATTATGCTGGAGCGGGTACAACTTTATCCAGTCAAGTTCCTGTACCTATTTATACTGACCTGCAAATTAACAAAGGTAAGTATTTTAGTGTTCAGGTAAATGACGTATTAGCTCATCAGGCTGATATTGATTTGATGGATATGTTTACTGATGATGCTGCAAAGCAATTGAAGATTGCTATAGAGAACGAAGCTTTCTTCCAGTGGTTTTTCACTGAAGGTGCTGCAACAACTACTAATAAAGGCGCCGCTGCAGGTGCTGTTTCAGCAAGTTATAACTTAGGTACTGACACAGTTCCTATCGATGAAGCAACAGCTGGCAACCTTTTGAAGTTAATCTTGCGTATGTCTGCTACTTTAGACGAGCAGAATGTTCCTGAAGAGGGACGTTGGTTGATTATATCACCAGCTGATCGTCATATATTGATGCAGACTGATATTGCTCAGGCGTACTTCACTGGTGACAACTCAAGTATTGTTCGTACTGGTAAGATTGGTATGTTAGATCGTTTCACTGTATATGTATCTAACTTGCTACCTCACGGTACTACTAGTAAGGCTACAGTTGCAGGTCTATCAGCAACTTCTACTGGCGCAACTCTTTCAAACGCGAAGCCGCGTAGAATGATGGTTGCCGGTACTAAAGCTGCTTGCGCATTTGCTTCGCAGATTTCCAAGACAGAACCTTTACGTAATCAAACAGACTTCGGCGATATTGTTCGCGGTCTAGCTGTTTACGGTCGTAAGACTATCAAGGATACTGCACTGGTTACAGCATATATTGGTAACCCATAAAGGGATACTAGTTAATTAACTAAGGAGGGGGGAAACTCTCTCCTTTACCTAACCATGCATGGAGTAACTTATGGCAACAACAAAAGTAATTGATGTTATTCAACGCGTTGAGGATATTCTCCAAGATGAAAACATTAGATGGCCTCGTGTAGAATTGCAGAGATGGATAAATGAATCCTATCTACAAATTGTACTACTAAGGCCAGACGCTAGTTCTAAGTCAGGTACATTTACTTGTGTCGCTGGAACTCGGCAATCTTTAACCACTGGCTTTTCAACTGGGTTACGTCTTTTAGATGTCGTTCGTAATATGGCAGCTTCTTCAGATAAGAAAGTAATTAGGCTTATCAATAGAAGTGTTTTGGACGACCAACGTCCTGCCTGGCATACTGAGACGGGAACACTTAACGCTCAGAACTATACGTTCGATCCAAGACAACCTAAAGATTTTTTTGTATATCCTCCAGCGACTACGTCAACGCAAGTTGAGGTGGTTTATGCTGATGCTCCAGGAGCACATGCTCTTTCGGAATCAGCGTTAAATCCAGCTGGTAGTGATACTACTGTAATTAAGCTGGATGATATTTATTTAGGTTCTATTATCGATTGGGTACTATATCGAGCGTATTCTAAAGATGCTGAGTATGCGGCAAACGCGCAAAGAGCAACACTACATAATCAGGCTTTTATAACTAGTATTGGGAGTAAAACACAGAGCGATATTGGTACCGCTCCAACGGAGGACGTGTAAATGGCCACTACTAAGTGGGTATCTTTTTACCCTTATATACAACCGTATGTACCTGGGTGTCCTGAGGTTGTTATTGAAGCGCATTTAAAAGAATCTGCTGCTGAGTTTTGTGGTAAAAGTGAGGTATGGCGTTTTAACATAGACCCAGATTTTACGAACAATAATTCAGCAGATTATAAAATTGATGTTCCTTCGGGAACTCTTTTAGAAAACATGTTATTTTTCTATGTAAATGGAAGTCCTTTAACACATGTATCTGATAAGCATTTTAGTGTCCCTATAAATCAAGATGGTTCTGCTGTTAAAGGGGCACCTATTTATGTATCTATTCTTGATGATGATCATGTTCGTTTATACCCAACCCCA